AAACAGGGTGCAAAAATACGAAAAATGCATGAACTGCCCTATTCTTCATGCATTATTTTCATAGTAGAAAGAGACTTTGCCCATTGTTATCTTTCAGTCACAAAAAGAAAGCCAGATAGCTAAAAAATAACTATCTGACTTTTATCGTGAGCGGTAAGCGAGACTCGAACTCGTGACCCTTAGCTTGGGAAGCTAACCAATAAAACAATATAATAATATGTATAACAAATACTTACAACAACACATTACAACAAAAAGAGCAACAATAGAGCAACTTTATCCAAATTAGATACTTTTCCCTCTTTTATGAGAGTAAATATACGGAAATATTTTATAGAATAGAAACAAAGGCATATATAATCAAAAAAAGCAGCTCATTCGGCTGCTTTTCCTATCTTCTCCTTAAACAATCTCAACTGATCTATACTAGGATGAAACGTAGGATTCTCCCAGTTCCTAGAGATAACCGAAATCATTGAATCCAGATACTTCCCGCAGTCGAGAATCTTCGCACATTTATCCAATTGGAACTCTCCGGAAGGATATTTCTTGTTGTCAAGAACATCCTTAGCCCATGTCAGTAACTCATTCACCGAGTCGTGGTTGTATTTATTTTCCTCCGCCATACTATTTATCTTTTACAAAATCCAACTTATAATCCAGCGCATTAGCTATCTTACTTAGCAAATCTACTCCTGTACTATACTTCCCGAGTTCTATGCGTGCGATATGTCCTGAACCAATTCCAGTCAGTTCGGATAACTTGGCTTGGGAAATACCCTTCTTTTTACGAAGCTCAGCTATACGCTTTCCAATACGTTCTCTTTCATTCTCCATCAAATATACTCTTTAAAATATTATTATCTTCCCATGCGCAATAATCACAGTACCACATAGCGCACGGACGCAATATCTCATTAATTATAAGATTTTTATCAGTATTTTCGTCTAATGTAGCACAATAATGCAGTATTGCTGATAGTCTTTCAGTACCGGAAGAACTTATGTGTTTGAAATGATACACAACAACGCCTTCCACTGGAATAAATTCATCCTTATCCCGATCTATTATTTCAATGACAGAAGCAGAGCGGGTATGATTTATAACCGTCCTAGTTTCTAGAGGATTCCCCAAATGAGAATGAGCGTCCAAGAACGCCCATTCCGGTAAAGTATATTCTTTCATTTTACAAAGAATTTACAAGCAGTCTATATGCGGATTCTTTAGCTTCCAAATGTTTTTCTTCATTTTCATCGTCATCACACCAGTCCCAAATTTCAGAATCAGTACAATGTACTGAGGTACTCAAACCACTTAATACATACTGTCCGTAACCTACTTTTTCAATAGTAATTGTCTCGTTGTTGATTTCAAATGTCTTCATAATCTTATGCCGCTTATCCGTTGCCGCCGGTTCTATTGTTATTTGATATTGCAAAGATAAGAATAGTTTTTAAATACTGCAATATATTACAGTGATAAGTTGTATGTATAATAGTTTTTTAACATTTAGGTGTAAAAAATCCCCGACTACATAGCCAGGGACAAGCACAAAGATACAACCCTTGCAATAATCGCAAGAGGAATAAGCCAGTCCAAAACCTTTTCTAGGCGTTCCAAAACAGGACCATAAGCAGGCGACAGAAATCATGATGATATCTGTCATCTGCCTGCTCTAATAATATGTCGAGGTTAGTCCTCATAATTCATTGCGGTCATGTACTCCCATATCTTGCCGGCCGGAGCATCCTCATCGGCAAAGTAGAACCGATAGGCGGCTTTTAAAAGCGTTGCTTCGTCCAATACGGCACACAGATCAGAATAGAATGAGTTGAACGCAACATATTTGTCCCAAGGAGTAGTCCCGGACGGGAACGGCATGCCTTTCGTGGCTTCGAGAATCTGATCTACATTCCAATGAGCGCCGGTTTTCTTTTCGCCGGCAGCGTTGGTGTATTTGATCTTATCTACGTCCACCTCTGCAAAATGTTTGTCGTAGTGGGGACCATAGAGGGCTGCATGTTGCTCTCTCATGAAAGCCATATACATTTCCGGATGTTCCTCCTTTATAACGCAGAGAATTTCATCCACGCTTTCCACACTTTTCCACATAGCCTTTTCGGAGGTTACACCATCCGTCTTGGCTTTATTCATCATATCTATATACTTCATAAATCTACTTTTTAGCATTTATATTCTTTCCCTTCTTTACGGACTTTCTCAGCGATAACCTTAGCACCGGTACAGGTTCGTTAAGTGGGAAAGGTGGCGGAAATAGTCAGCGGAGTAGCAAGGCTTACGCCATAGGCACGATTGCAGCATTTCACATTTTCCGGTGTCACCTGCGTAACAAGTGGAGTCAAAGAGATAGTAGGAACAGCACCGGCAGTACCGATAAATGCGACCTTGAACTGCTCAACCCATTGTTTGGTAACAGAACGACAGGAGCCTTTCGGGGTGTAAGCCACAAGGACAGCAGCATTTATTGTTACAATAGTCTGAGTATTCACCGTCTGTTGTTCCGCAACGGTAAAATTAACAATACCGGTAGGTTGTACGCCATTGTCAGCACAAAACGCCTGACACAGGTTTTCCACTACATTAGTCAGATATTGCTGGCTGGTAGCGGCGATTGCAATTGGAGTTAATTGAATCATAATAATAATAAAGTTTATATGTTATTTTTCGTCCGCATCTTCACCTTGCGGAGTAGGTTCTTCTGTCAATACACTATAAGATGCAGAACTTTCCTGAATAGGAAGATTATATTTGAGAAGGGTTTTCAGTTCTTCCAAGTCCTCCGGTTCAAATTCCACCTTTCCTTCAAACAGGGACAAGCCTCCGTTTTTTATAGCATCATCTACTACATTATGAGCAAGCTGCGGGATAGATTCATCGGGAATACCACTTATATATTTTGCAATAAACGGCTCTATCAGAGACGATGAAACACCATCAAGAACTGGTGATATTTCCTTTGCCATACTCCACATTGGACTCACCCATCCGGTAGATTTTATCTTCGTCTCAATACTGGAAAGAAAAGGCAGCCGACTCAAATTGCTACCCAGCAATTCCTGAATAGCGGGCTGCGCCCATTTATTGAGCACAGCCGCCAGTTTTTGTGCGTTAGAATACATAATGTTTACCCGTTACAGCAACATCCAGTATCACAAACCTTTCTTTGGGGAACAACAAGCTCACTTAGTGCAGCCAATTCTGCAATCTGCTGTTTCATACAGCTAAGTGTGGCGGTATTGGTACCGTTATAAACAGCCTGATTCATGTTGATAGCATTTTGATCCTCTTTGTTTCTGTTGATAATAGACAACAGACGATCATAAACATCCGCAAGCTTCTGGTCTGTATAAGTGTTGGATTTCAACAACGCAATCTCAGAATCTTTCGCTGCAAGCTTATCCATCATGCCGGCTTCATACCGACTGACAGGTCGGTCTTCCGAAGTGATTACTTCTACCGGGCCTGCATAACCTGCGTTACGTCCGTTTCCGCAACCACCAAAGAAACTTCCGGCATTAAACCCAAGGAAAGACGCAATACCGGCGGAAGCACCTACTGTATTATAGTTACCTTGTCCCTGTCCTGTTACGTGGTATTCCTCACCACTTGCTCCTTTAATTTTCATAACTTATAAGTATTAATACACGGTCAACGTTAACCGTGTAACAAAGGACAGAAGAAGTTACTTGCTAATATGAATAGTTACTTGCTAATTACTTGCAGAGAATAAAAAAGGGACACCTATAAAGATGTCCCAAGCTACCTAATACAGGAAGTGCAAATCAAACGAGTCTTAGGCTAGCGAATTCCTTACCGATAGTATGTATACCGTCCTCTATCTTCTTTAATTGAGATTCGGAGATGTAAGTACTGCCTCTCTTGTATTGTCTCATCAATGAGTCATTGATGCCCACAAATTTTGCGAATGCACTTACATTCAATACCGAATAGTATTCAAAGAGAGAAGCCAAGTCAAATTTGAACACCGGATCAGTCTTCAGATATTGAGGAATCTTTTCTCCTTCTTCATAAGTTTCAGCAACCTCTTTCATTGAATTGAAGAAGTCCGCTTTCGCTTCGTTTACCGTATTACCGACACCAATCAAGGACATACCGTCCACGTTGGTATTATATGCGATGTATGTACCATCACTCTGCTTCTCTATTGATACTTGAAATTTCATAACACAACCACTTATTATAAATTTATATCAGAAGGGAATCGGGATTAAAACCCGATTTCCTTTTTTAGCTTTTTCATTAGGCCAGATCTCACTTCTTGCGTCCAATGACGTTCAATCAAGATCATCTTTCCGTTTTCTTTGTTCTCGTAGATATCATGTCTACTCCCATGTTTCACAAAAACAAAGCCGTTCTCAATAGCCTTCTTTTTCATTTCATTCCAATTCATGATGACTCTTTTTGATTTGCACTGCAAATATATAACATTTCCGTGATATATACAAGAGTTTTATCAAAAAGAAATTCCTTTTATATGATCATCTATTTCCCGCCATGCCGACATTACACTCCACTTTCGCATTTTAGCATCGTTAGAACGGATAAACGACACTCCTTGCCTTGTTCTCCCGATCAGCGCACCGGTCTCTTTATCTGATAACTTATCTGACAATGCTCTCACAAGTAGATACCTCGCGTCAGCGCACTCTTCCCGGTTGGAGTGGAGGATATCATTCTCATTTATACCTGTTACCATAATTACCACACCAACGACCTTTTGATATAATTCTGTAATTTTCATGTTGAACAACATATAAGGTTACGAAACAAAACATCTCAAGAACTGTTGTTAAAGCTAGAAAGCCCTACAAACAGTCCCTGAGATGTTAACCCGTCTATAATTTGGTCGTTGGAAACGGGTGTGGGGCTTTCTTTTCTCCTGCCCCTTGGAAGTACATTTGTTATGATAACCGGCCTTCTACTTACCGGATAAACTTAGCGCTTAGTATTAATTAATGTATCATTTTAGCCTCCTTTCTTTTAAAACATTTTTCCATTGGAAATTGTTATGTAAGTAAAACTTAAACTTTTCATACCGGAAACGGTCTGTGAAGATAGTAGTTCCGGTAATTTACCACATAAACAAGTTATAACTAACTCCGGCACCGAAGTACAAACCACCCGGATAACTATATCCTGCCTGCAAGCCCAATCCCCAGCGTTTCTTCTTCTGTAAAGGTGAAAGAGTTATAATTTCCTTGTCTCTGTACACTTCCATGAAGTCAAGGCTGGGATTATATCCACTGACTACCGCCCGGTAATCATCGGTCTTATACTCTCTGCTTGTGATCGGTATCAGTACCGGAATCGAATCGCCTTCTACGGTTCTGTCAGTCGTTGTATCTATCAGAATAGGTAGATATACCGTATCGGTACGTTTCAGAGTCTCTTTTACCGGTTGGGGTATTGTGTCTCTTACTGTGTCCCGGATATGTACGGTATCTCCTTTAATATAAACCGGAGACGGCCCGTGCGGATTACAACGCATCCACACGACCACGCATACAAGCAGGCAGACTAATATCCAAGGTAATATTTTCATAAGTTAGGAATTTCTACTGGATTAGTTCTTTGCCGAATCTGTGTATAAAGTATAGACTCCAATTATTCAAATATGCCATATTTATCATATACTTCAGCCCATGTCATAACATCTATTTCCCCAGCATTTTTTTTCTCTAATACATAGTTTACAATTTTTCTATATTCTTCTTCTGTAATTCCAGAAGAAGATAATGAATGTATTGTATAAGTTTTATGACTTTTTTTATTTATTGCATTTTCAAGAATAGGTTTGAATTGCTCTAATGTTTTTACACTACCGTCATTAACTCCTGAAAAATTATTATCTCCGTATGAATATGGTAAATTTTGCCCGTATCCATTACTGTATTCGTAATAAAAATAAAGATAAGGAGCAAGTTTATTTCTCAAATCATCATTTGGATTTGAATTTGATACAGCTGCCCCTCTTATATCAATACCTATTTTCATAAACTCTACTTTAGAATCTATGAAAATAGGTTTTATTGAAGTTTGGTAATCTTCAGAAGTAAAAGTAGCGATTGAATGTGCAACAATTTCCCCTCCATTTTTTACTACAAATTGACACACATCGGCACACGTATCTCCGATTTTCTCATCACTCATAATAATTCCATTAACCAATCCTGTTAATTTATTAGCAGGTGCTGCGATAACTATAGGAAGTCCTGCATCATTTACTATTTTAACAACTAAATCAACATCAGAATTTAAGTCATCGCATTTTAAAGTAATTATTGGCTTTTCAAATTCTTTCCATTTAAAATTTTTCTTTTTCCTTATCAATTCATGTCCTTTACTAAACTCTGTTATTTGTTGTATATCTAATAAATTTCCTATAGATATTTTGTTTGAATAAACACCATCTTTAATTCCTGATCCTTCTACAGACATGTTGACGCTTATTTGTTCTCTTGTAGGGAAATTAAACCAAAGATACAAACCAGATTGTTCTGCTGTCCATGAATCTAATGTTGATTCTTTTATTTCGATAGGTTGTTTTTTTTCACCGACTTTAGGCTCATAATCAAATACATAATAAGTGACACGTTCATTTAACGGAGTGTAAGTAGCTCCCTTAACACATTTAATTGCTACACCATTATAACCATCATCTATCGACTCCACAAAATATGAACCATTCCATCGAATATTTGCCGCATCTTTACTTGTCAAATGATATTCTTTAGATTCAATTCCTATTTCCGTTTGAATATCATTAATGCAGTTTTTTACGATTGTTATATCTTCCGAGTTTTTTTCTGCATTTTTTTTAACTTCTCCAATATCATTATATACCCCATAACCAGACACTCCCATATTTACACTAATTGCATCCTTTGTTGAAAATTGGAAAAACATATAACCATCAATATCAGCAGTCCACGGATTAATTGTACTATTTACATAAGTATGGGGCTGTCTATTATATCCTAAATATGGTTTTTCTTCAAACACATAAAAAGATAATCTTATTCCTTTTAACGGTGTATAAGTAACCCCCTTAACACAACGAAACACAACTCCATTATATCCTGTTTCATCTGAATCTATAAACTTATCTCCATTCCATCGAATATTTGCCGCATCTTGCGAATTAAGATATACTTCCGTACCTTCCATATGACCAACAGCGTCAGACACATTTTCTTGGGTATAAAGATATAACCTTTCATTATTCCTATCAATAGCCTGCGCAATGACTCCCCACTTTTGTTCAGAGTCTTTTGCTATGTCAAATATCTTTTCCATATTATTCGTTTTTAATTAATGTTTCATTTGAAATTAAAGTATCGTTACCTAACATTGTCAAGTAGCTGGAGATAACTATGCTGATCTTCTGAGGAGACTTGGTGACCTTTCCGGTTACTTCATAGACACCGTTATCCCCAGATATGGTTATGTCGCTAATGGCGTTAGATGATATACCGACCAGCTTATCAGAGGAATTTGACAATGTTATGGTGATAGTGACCGTACTACCCTCAATAACGTATTCCCCCGGATTAACCGAGTAGGATATCGACGAATAAGGGATGTTACTCTTCACTATCGGTCTGAACTCCACCATACCCGGATATAAAGTGCCTAGTTTGTGCTTCTTTAGCTGGCGCTCGATTAAGAATTTACTCATAGAGTAATGAAAAAGCATAAAGGAATACAGCGCTAAAGCGGAATAACCGTTATTGATACCATACCTAGCGATTGTTAATCCTGTGCCTAAACTAGTAGAAGAACCTTTATTAATAACTGTATCTTTATACTGATATGTTGACTGATAACAAATCTCTCTTTCCTTATTGATAGATATAGCAGTATTAGCTAGATAGGAATAGGTAGATTCATTTGCGTTAACGCTTCTATGTTCTATTAAGAAGGGAGTATTAGCATTTTCACCAGCAGCATCACTTGTAGCAGTAAACTGAGGAGTACTTACTATTGGATATGCTCTATCAATAACCACAGTGTAATCCTTCAATCCCAAGTCACCTACAAACTGACCATAGTCATCTACTCCGTCTGATTGCAATCCTCCTTCTTCGTTAATACCACTTTCTGGAGTTCTAGCATAATTATATAACGTCATATCACGTCCATTACCACTAAAGTCTTTAAGATACCAATCTTCATCGGGAGTATCGTTAGTAAGACCTTGCTTCTTCACATTGTAGTAAATATCAGGTTTAACATACTTGTCCAAGTTGTAGTAGGCTATTACTTGATTAATCTCGTCAGTGGTCAATACTCTCTTGGCGATGAAAGTCCAGTACCAGGCAACAGAGGAAACTTCCGTAGGGCTACCGTCCTTGATATAACCAGCGACACTATAATTAATATCACTATAATTAGTTATATTATAACCCATTACTTCGTAATCAGCCTTATCACCAAGTATATTGTTGATTAGATTACTTGCTCCCACCTCTGTATTACCTTTAGATATCTTATATCCATAGATACCTGTTTTACCGGAAGTCTTAACATTGGTTCTACTCCATATAGAACCTTCTCTTATATAATTAGTAAATCCATAGCTATCAGGGACTGGTGATATCTGGTGAATCATGGACACAACCGTTAACTCCTTGCTTCCGTCCAGCATCTCGGATACAGGATTCTGACTGACAATCATGTCGTTGACTCCGTCAGTAACAAAGGAACCTTCGTATTCAGGAATTTGCTCAATAACTAATTTAGACCAGTCAACATTGGGAGTTTGAGCAACAAATCCGTGAATTTCTTCTGTATTAGTTCTTGCAGGTAACTCATTTATTCCATTTATAAGATTTATCCAACTTCCGCCAGTATAATTAAGAACCCCGTCCTTAGGTATTCCAGAAACTCTAACTTTATATGCAGGGGAAGGAGAATTAGTATAGCCTAACCAAAATCCTTTATCATAATCAAAAGATTCATCAAGATATATCTTACTAGAGGTACGAACAATGCCCTTAGTACCATAATCTTTCATGGTACTAAAATCTTCATCATACTTACCGAAGCCACTATTTAACTTATACGCAGCATTAAATATCTCAAAATCCCCTCCCCTGCCAGGAAGCTTGTTCTTGATGATATTGCGGTCGGGATCAGTGTTGCTCTTGCCGTCAGCTATCCATACACCTGCCAAGGAAGACAATACATCGGGAGAGATGTAGGGACGGTCGGTAGCGGAAGAAGCTCCCGGAACTCCCAACCTAATCGCATTGAAGCGGATAGGATCAAGCCCTATCGCATCAAGCCTAATCGGATTTAATCCTATCGCTCCCATTACTCTTCTGATTCAAAATATTGGGCCTTGACCGGCTGCGTTTCACATTCAATCTTGATGTATTGTCCGGGGATTATTCCGACAATCGGACGGGCGAATTTCTTATCGTAATTTCTGCTCTCTACAACAGAGAAGTTTTCTCCGTCATAGCTTATATACACCCAAAGCTTACCTCCTTTTTCAAATGTGATCTGCAATCCTATTTCTGCCGAATTTACTTGTACAGTATCACTTATATAATTACGTTCGCCTTTAGAGAATGTTATATCTGTTAATGCCATGATTGTTCCTCCTATTATTATGATTCAAATTTGATATCGTTAATTCTATTCAACCACCCTCGTTTGAACTTGTTGTTTGCAGGACGTTTTCGGCAGATGTCCTCTATAAAATCAAAACGAGCAATCTTGATCCGATCAAATAACTCGCGTGGATTCTTAGAATTAACTGCCGAAATAGTTTTTGGTCCGACAATACCGTCAGGAATTACACCGACTAATTCCTGCGGGATCTTGATACCATGAATACCAGAGGCCCACACCCAATCAACGAGAATATTAGCAACTGATTGAGATTTTATATCGTCAGCCTTCCAACGGTCCCAATACATTGTTTTCATGATCTCTGTCCATTCCTCCTTAGAAAGATTCTTCAATCTTTCTATTGTTGGTTTTGGATAGCCTTTTTTCTTGCAATAAGCCTCATAGGTGGAGATTGTTACTCCCATATTGGTAGCTCCTCCTAAATCATCAGGATCATTTACGAAACCACCTTCCCATTTTAAGATGAACGGTGCCAATTCTTTTACATCTGCCATATTTCTTTCCTCCTATAATATCAATGTTAATACTCCCAACGCCAGACCCACGCAATCACAGATGATGTCTTTAATTGAGAACTCTGTTTTCTTGCAATACTTGTCGTATATCTCCTTCAAGATGAAGATTGCTATGGTTATAATGATTGCCAACCATAAACACGTAAACTTTGATAGCCACATTACCAAGTTCTGGCACACTATAATGTGAGCCATGCCGTCTAATCCTATCATGGATAGAGGTTTACTGATTAATGTCTCAATTCTATTTATCGCATTCATCCACTTCCTCCTTTTCTATAATTTCCTTCACATCCTCCTTATCAACCTTAAACACCTTCTTACCAAACACACCTAAAGCCCCGATAATATTGATGTTAATCCCCTTTGGCTTCAGTATATTCCCAACGATTGAGCATCCCTCTATGAAGCACACCAATAAGCAGGAATACACATCTATAGGATATTCGCTATGACTCGCTACGGTAATCATACAGACCATACAGACGAATGCGAAGTAAGTAACCATTTTCCCCATGGTCGCACGAATTGCGCGAGAGAATCTTACTTTATCACCCATTAGCATGCTTTTCCTTACTCCGAACAGGAGATCACAGAGAATTACCGCACACGTAACAATCAGCCATGGAATCATATTTTGCAATGATTCGGCAACAAACGCTCCGGCTATTGCGGCGAAACTACCAGTAGTGGTATGGATTATCGCTTCTTTCATATTAGACAAGTCAGATAAACGGTTAACAACGAAATTACCTCTACCCAGAACATAGGTTTCCTTTTGACAAGAGTCGCAATGAAGTTACCCGTCCAGTTCTCACTTATCGCAATAGCCAGATATGCAATAAATCCCACCCATAAGAAAAGCCAATACCAGGCATTACAACCTACCCATATTTGTGAGAAGATTAAAGACATGGCAGCACCGATACTATGAGGGACTTTTTGCTCGGTTTTAAAGTTGGGAGACACACCTAGCACTCCCATTCCGACAACAGAAAGGAATACAAGAAATTGGCTGTTCTCGGAACTGGCTTCCAATGCAGCCGGAAGAAGCAATTCGCCGGAACCGACCATGCAAAGAGTAAACCAAAACTTATGCGTCAGGGCGTAGTAGGTATCACTAATTGAATAAGGGATTTCTTTACCCTTCTTTATCATCGCGAAGACATACCCAGCGATGAGGATGAATGACATTAATACTAGTAGAATCATAGGTTTATCTGTTTTTTTAAGTTATTGATTTACTTTTGAAAGTGCTTCGTTGACAGCCATTCGATCAATTACACGAGTAAATAGCTGTGTATACTTTTTTAGAGATTCCGCTTGTTCAGGCGATATATCAACTTCTCCTTCTCGGTGTATATCTTGTGCAAGATTAAATTCTCCAAGATCACCTGTATTTTGAAAAATCGCATTTCCAAATGATTTAGATACATCGATGGTACTCTTATTCCCTTCGAGATCCACTAGTTCAATTTTTCTAAAATCTATTTTCATTGTTACAATTATCTATCAAGAAACAGGTTATTAACGTAATATGGTGGGGAAGTCTTAGCAATATCAGCTGTCACAAATATTGCGTACTTCCAAGGTTCAATAGTATAAGTTAGAGAATTAGGCTGATTATATACCACTCTTTTAGGATAATCAGAACTATTAACGACCGTTATTTTTTTGAACGTTGCAGAATCGCAAATACGCAAAACATAATTTCCATTTCCTTCCATAACAATGCAATCTATAGGTTGTCCCGATTGAGGATATCTATCTACATTATTATCTGATCCATGACCATAGATGTGAACATAAAAATTCCAATCATTATTAGCATAAACTTTAATTGTAGTCATTACCCTATGCCCGAATTCCCCTCTGCACCACAAATCAGATGTGTAAAATCTCCATGAGCGACCTTCCACAGAATTATACCCTTGTTGATATAAATCCCCAGAAATCCAAGTTTTTGAAAAATCAATATTAAACGAAGAGGAAACATTATCTCCAGAGCCTTCTGTATTAAAAGAAATCTTCCCTTGTATCTTGCCTGCATTATCAATAGCTTGTAATTCTTTGAAAGTGCCCGTTGCCCCTCTTAATTTTGTCACTTCAAGAGTATCAACGTTAATAAACTCCGTCTTTATCTTCCCGGCTTCTATGAAAGTCTTTCCGCCTACGGTCATTCCACCGGTTTCAGGAAGAGATATTTTACCGTCAGATGTCAGCTCAACACCTGTAACATTATGCTTGATTGCCCCCTCCGTCATTAACCAACCCTCTGTCTTCTCCAAATTACCCACAAATATCCCCGAAGTACCGAGCACATCAATAGTTGCGTTCTGAGCCAAAAGGACGTTGGTAGCTACGTTCACAAATTCACTGAATTCTTCCCACTTCGTTGAATCGAAAGAAGAAGTAGATGTATGAGTAACCTTACAGAGTTTGTTCTGACCGTTATAGATCACAGTATCTATAAATGCATCATTATGATAATACTCAGTATTTGGTGCCCATACCCCACGAGGGCGAAGCATAGCACCAGGTAGGCCTGTTTGTCCTTGGCTCCCAGTAATACAAACCGGATCGCTTTCCCATGTAGAATTATCCGTATAAGTGACCTTGGTCTTAGACCATAAGTATTTGCCGTTTTGCCACGTGGGAGAAGTGCTAGACCAAGAACCACCAACCAAGGAACTGGAAGAAGTCGAAAGGTAGTATAAGACATCAACAGCACTTATCCCTACGCCATCGTTCCCGCTAGGCCCCTTTCCGCCTGTCACACATACGGGGTTAGTTTCCGTATAAGAATTGTCTGTATAAGTTATAATGGAACGTGTCCAGATATATTTACCGTCCTTCCATGCCGGAACAGTAGTAGACCATGAGCCACCCGTAGTGGTACTATATGATGTAGACAAATAGTATTGCTCGGAAACACTCTTAACGCCAATTCCCGTAGCCCCCTTACCACCCGTAACACATATCGGATCGGTTGTCGTTGATGCGCTATCTGTATATGTTATTACTGACCTAGTCCAGATATATTTCCCATTTTCCCATGTCGGAGGTGTTGTACTCCAAGAGCCACCAACCAAGGAATTAGAAGAAGTAGATAGATAATACTCTTCGACAATGCTTGATACTCCCCTACCATTATCTCCAGTACTACCTTTACCCCCGGTGATACAAGCGGGATTGGTTTCAATAGACGAACCGTCTGTATAGACCACTTTGGTTTTACTCCAAATGTATTTCCCATCTACCCAAGTTGGTGAGTTCGTAGACCATGAACCACCGGAAAGGGAGGTTGAAGAACTGGAAAGATAATAAAGAACATCAACGCTCTGTACACCTTTACCGTCCTTTCCTGCTTCGCCTTTTCCCCCTGTAATACAGGCAGGATTACTTTCTACAAAGGCGTCGTTTGTATATGTAGTTTTTGTCTTGCTCCATATATACTTGCCATTAACCCAAGTAGGTGTATTAGTACTCCATTCTCCACCGATTAACTCGCTAGAAGAGGAAGAAAGATAATAGAAAACATCAACCGATTTAATACCAAGCCCATTCTCGCCAGCTCCACCGGTTACGCTAATTGGATCGGTAGTAGTCGTTGAATCGTCAGTATAAGTAATAACCGAACGGATCCAGATATATTTGCCTTTTTCCCAAGTTGGGGATGTCGTACTCCAACTTCCTCCTGTTAGTGACGTTTGAGAAGTGGATAAATAATATTGCTCTACGATACTTTTTACTCCTTTCCCTGAAGCTCCGTCTTCCCCTTTAGATATAGATTTCAACCAGTCCGTAGAAGAATCTGACGGTTCCTGCGTAGTAGTAGACTCAATACATATCCATGTACTGCCGTTATGAGTCACTTCATCGTAGTACCAGTATGTGTCGGATTTCCATTTACCCTTGAATGCCGGAACGGGAACCTCAGTCACACCGTCACTGGATATCTGCCTGATAGTTCCGGTCATATAGACTCTATTGAGATATGCGCTATGACCGGACATATCAATGCCAAACAGCTTCAGGTTAGATAAATCGCCTAACTGCATGGCTATCATGTCCTTCGTTATTTCCCAGTTATTAACACCCTTAAGGAAGCGGATGTAATTCTGTGTAGAGTAACATGACTTTTGGCGCTCAGCGTTAGTGAAATTACCGTATGCGACAAAATGCATCGCCTTACAAGGATTGAAAGTATATCCACTACGGAGGACGTATTTAAAAGAAGAGTTGTCTATCTTTTCTGTAATCCGAAAATACGCAGTCTGGAAACCGGTATCGTTATTGAATACTCCCTTACAGATATCATCAATCTCTACTTGTGATACCTCCCCGGGTTCCAGCTTTAAATGAACGGTCTTGTTCGCTGCATCCACTGATTCAATGATACCACCGCCGGGAGCATTCCATTCTTCACCGGATACAATAGACACACGGTTATACCGCAACTCCGGTACTTCCAAGAAATCACGCAGACGCAAGGACTTTGCATCAATATGGCCTTCGGGAGTAATCAGCCAGCCTAGGAGGTTCTGCACGTAGTCTTTTGATGATATTTCCTTTGAGAAAGTTGCGTCCTCGGCTATCAATTTCTGAATAACAGCCTTGATCTTAACATTAATACCGGCAAGGAAAGTTATCAACCCTCTAGCTTCATCATCCTCTATCTTGCTAAGATATTTGTTCCCGGATTCTTCTTCCGTAATAATTGGAGATAATCGATAATGCTTTCTACCGTCTTCTTCAGATATAGTATCATCCTTCACCAGTTTATACACGCCTTCGCCTATTTCGACAGAAATAATCTGACCGGCATACGGGAAATACTCTTCCGCGTCCGTATTACGGGCATACGATGTCGCATCCTCCAATGTCTTGAAGGTTTCAGTGGAATCAATAGGTCTTCCCGTTGTTCTTTTATATTGTAATGCAAAACTACTTCCGTTTATCTTCACCATAATCTTATGCAGTTTTAAAAGTGAAAGTATCAGGGTCATTCAATCCGGGTGTCTGAATAACCCACATCTTATAACTAATAGCGGCACTTCCATTGGCTCCTTCTACGGAAATATCCACCGGACCGGTAGTAATACCCGTATCTTCTATGAAGTTGCCCGGGTAAGCTGTCAATGTCAATTCTTTGATCACATCTGCTGGAATACACACAGCAATCGTTTTCCATTTATCTACAGAGAACTTATATGTGCCTGGGCCGCTATAAAGTCCACTTGTTCCTAATGCACGTACTTCAGCAGAAGTGGCGGGAACAGAAGAACATATACCGGCAAACCATTTACGGCGGACATTTACACTGATCTTATCAGTCAAGGTTGCTTCCGGAGTTTTCCCATCTTCACTTGCAGAATATACCACCGTAGCCGTATATGTTTCGTTTTTTACATATTGCCCTTCTAATATTCTGGTTGCCGTCTGTATGCCATTGGATTCAGGAGAAAATTCCATAACATTTTCTTCATCTCCGTCATAATACGCCTTTACGATCGTTCCCTGACTACCTTTATTGGAGGTATAAGTTATCATCCCCTTGCTTGTTCCATACTCAACGTCGTTAGGAGTTGAGAGACGGGAAACCAAGGAAGCGCTATTGACGCCACTAAATATTGCAATAAATATTTCTTCGTAAGACATTCCCTTTTGAAGAACCTTTCCCGGCTTTACATACCCTACCTGAGGAGAAGATACCGTAATATCCTGGCCTAACGAGCCCCCACCTCCTATTTCCTTTACGTTTCCCTTATCTGTTCGAACTACAATTCGCGGAGATGAATCTTCATCATGTATATATATCTCACCTCTATTTAACCCTTCCAAAGAACGATCTTCTGTCGGATCAACAGGTGCGGCAGGAGGATATACAGGTGCCCCTTTCTCATCCACCTCATTTCCATGCCATAATATTTTAGATATATTCTTTTTCATCATACCTCTATTTTGTTAGTATTAACAAAAGCAACTTTCGTCTCGTCATACTGAAGCATCTCACCATTCCTAGGATTGTCAACATTAAATCCGACAAGATTAATAGCGGAAGATTTTCCGGGTACTCCTCCAACTCCGGAGATTTCATTTTCCAATGGTTCCAAGATAATAGACACGGAAAACATCTGTCCGTCTTCCGATACTGGAGACATCTCAGGAGTAGAGTTTCCTGAACGTACATATCCTTTTCCGTTAATTCTGAAGTCGGACACACATAAGATTTTATTGATAAACTGCGCGAACCAGTAAGGGATTCCTGACGCATTTCCACATGTTAATGAAAATGTGTCGTATGGAATAGAATATAATTCTATAATTTCCTGCTTCTGGTTTCGGAATTGTTCATTTTCTATCTTAGGCGAAAATCCTCCCGGTTTAAAACCGGCTTCCAGCCTGAAATTAAATACCTGTTGTGCATCATCGATCCAGAAAATGTTATCAAACGGAGAATTATTATCCTTATGAGAGTAAGAAATAAGAGATGTTTCTTCAAGCATCAGGCTATCAGAGCAAACAGCAAAAGGCTCGCTTAAGACATAGAAATCTCCGGATGCATCCACAACTTCTATTTTGTAAACCGAATCCGATAACCCGGTTATATTAGAATAGTACATCTTAGTACTATCATTGACTTCATATTCTAATAGGCTGATACTGCTTTGAGTCCCGACTATCAAATTCCTAAGATATGCCCTTACAGTATGGGAAGAATCATTTGAAAAGATTTGGATCAGAACGTTATCATTAGTATGAAAACGTTGAATATAGTCTATGTCCTGTTGGAATTTATTCTTTATAGGATTAAAGAACAATGGACAGATGTCTCCTATTTTAATCATACGGTCTTTTCGTTCTTAAGTGGGTAACAGTGCCACATGACACTTCACTGCAAATATACCAATAATCTCAAAAATAGCAAAAGATTTTCCTTTTTATTGCATATAAGTAACAGAAGGCACTTTAACAATCCTCTTATTGTTCTAACTCTTCACTTCTTTTACGATCAGCGTATATGTAGCGGCCTTCTCCTTTGCGACATTCAATGACATCTGCTTTATATACCCGGTTATTATTTCACCCTTATTACTAAATGACACCAAACCGGTTAAATCGCTGGGAGTAGACATATCGCTAGTTTTCACCTCTACCTCCGACACTGTAAACAAACGTCCGGATGTCGGGAAATCGTCGGTCTCTTTCACACCATTGATAGTAACATCACTATTTCCGTCAGAAGATGTAAACTTAAGCATTCCAGTACAAGATCCTATATATTTTTTGTTCGCCTCCAGCATAAAACGTGGCGAATATTGAAAATTAAACATAGTCTCAGGACTTAGCAACCCGGAAAGCTGGGAAGGTGTATATGCCCTATACAATTTGAGATTCACCCCGTCTTGATCGCAACTTACAAAGAATACATCATTATCACTGTCGTTATCCGTAGTATCCTCGCCTCTTTTCTGAACCAAAAACTCTATTCCGTAGGCATCTGCCCTATACGGACTTATCAGAGACAAGGTATTGTCCCGCAAATTAAGCCCGGTAGAAAATTCATTGGTAAACCGGAACTCATCACGGCCGTTAACACTGTCATAATCTTCTTTGTCATAACCAACCTTTACAGAAGAATATATTAAAGAGTCATTCACGGAGAACTCATAATCGTTTATTTCTGTTCCTAAATCTTTAACTACCGTTGAAGTGAACAGTTTATCACGATGCATGAAGGTCACAGTGTTTTCATTTATAACAGGTACATAACCAAACTCGGCCTCCATCCAATCGCAGAATTTTTTATAAGAAGTATATAGTTTTGCATTCGGAAGGCCACGGGCACTTTCCGCCGCCATGATATAGGAAGTAGAAAGCCTATCCATGCTCATACGGGGATCATAATCATCAATAAGTCCGGAATACGTTTCGGTACTATCGGTCATGCTATCCAGCAATTTTCCAAGAACTGTAATAGGCGAGATTACATCTATGTTTACAGTGTTAATTCTAGACATAAAGCTTATTCCCAATGAAAAGTTAGGGAAAACTACGTCAACGTTATTCGTTATAGGAGTACCGAAAGTCAACTCCATCATAAAATAGACCTTTTGTCCTTTTATCAAATCAATTGGTATAATTTCATTGATATATTTGTAAAATCCGTCACTATAATGCGACCACACGTCTTCGATAGCCCCACCAGAGTCTTTCTTGAAGACCCGAAGCTTAATACTATTAACTACTCCTTGATATATGTGTACATAATAGTCTGTTGTAAAATTAAAATCAACATGAACATCTGCTAAGGCTTCGGCAAAAGGTACTCCATCCTCCAAACTATTTCCAGTAAATTGCGCGTCACTAAAAATTATAGGGGAATCCAGAGAAGGAAGTTCGCTATTGCTTAATTTATATATAGGAATTGTATATGCATTAGTGCCACTTGAAATACTTGTTATATTAACATACTGAACACCGTCCGATTCATAAGTACTTCCTCCTAATACATATTTAGCCTCATATTGAAACTTCAAGCCATCATAATTCAAACTTCTGGTATAAAGATCGGCTACCGGATATTCATACAGAATATTCCTTTTTGCCTTGATGATAGCAGCGAGATTATCGTCAACCGCATTGATAGAGACAACCATACCGTCTTCCGAATAAGTTCCAAAATCCAATGTGCAATGAAATATCTTATCCCAATTCCAGCTATTATTCCTTTTATAGAAAGCAATGCCAGCTTTAGAAGAAAGATAGTTTTTTGCAAACTCCTCCTTTAAAAGCTCGTAGGAGCGATTGACAAATTCGAATTTTGTACTAAACGACCGGATTACCCCGTCATAATTACTTCTCTTATAAGCCAATTCGAAATCATCCCAATTCTTAAGATCATCGGTCGCTTCATAAGATATTCCGTTTATTAATATCTGGCATCTGAAATACATAAGTTATTTATGTTTTATCGATTTGTTCATAGACTTTACATCTTCACACATACGCTTTACCATGAAAGCATATTCTTTTGCACTAATCTCGTTCTTCCGGATTTGCATTCCAAAATGAGACATAACCATCACTCTTTCTCTTGCAAAGTAGTTTTTATCCATTTTTGAGCTATTTCCCGGCTTTTCCTTAGCATTTATTCGTTCAAGCATATATTTACTCATAGAAAGGATAGAAGATACTTTCTTGCGTATCTTTTCGTGTTCGGAGGGGAAATATGAAAATCCAAACTCTGAAAGAATATGTGCAGCATCCTCCCAATCCTTGTTTTTAATCATAATCTCAACTCCCTTCATGCACTCAATTTTTATGTGAAGGTTGATTATATTGTTTCTTTGGGACATTTCAGACAGAAAAGAGGATCCTCCGATTATCTCTACATATTCGGTAATGAGTTTCTCCGATTGTTCGGACAGTTCTTTTTCAGAATGTTCTCCTTCGATGATAAGCTTACTCTTATCTCCTGTAAATACATCAATGAATGTATCTAGGGAAATTTTATCAAGATCGGTGTATAACATAGTTTTTACGTACTCCTTCACACGCTGATTAATTATATTCAAATAATACCTGATAGATTACGATATTCGGAAGTTCGGGCCATTTTCCGCAATGTCTTGTTCAAGTTTGCCATACTTTGATTAGCCATATCCATTTTTCGTTCAAGTTTTTTATAATCATTATTGACATTGACAATAACCGGTTCTCCATTATTGTTTCTCATTTGTCGATCAAGCATTAGAGCATCAGAATGCAAAGACATCTTGCGATAATCGACCAAATTAGGGATAACCTTCGCTCTTTTGGGGATATCTACCAAAGTGGGAACAGAAGGAGTAATATACGCACCATTATCAGTTTCAATAACCTCCTGCCTGCCTCCATCACCAACAATAGCCAATCCTCCGGGATGATTATCAGTCCCCTTTGCGTATTTAGGTATCGGCTGTGAGGCAATTATAGCTACTTGAGCGGCTCCCATAGCTCCGATTACAGCCGCAAGAATAGGGCCGGCGAAAGGCCCGGCCTCTGCCAAAGCCTTCATTATAGCCTGAGAGGTAGCAATAGTCGTCTGAATAATAGAATTAGCCTTTTGCCACTTGGCCTGCTTTTGTTCCAAGTCAGCTTTTTGCTTTTCCAGTTCCTTGTTTTTATCTGCTGTCGCTTGCTCGGCAGCTCTTTTTCTAGCTTCTGCTTCCTCTGTAGAGATAACACCGGACTCCGCCAACTCCTCAATGCGTTCTATCTCTTCTTCTCCAGCTTCCTCGTTCTTTTCCTGTTGTTCTTCTATTTTCTCTATTTGTTGGTCGTACATTCCAACCATAATAGAAGTTAGCCCTTCTGATATTGCACTGATACTACCTAATAAATCTTCAATTTCTAGTTTACCATCACGGACAACTTTTGTAATTAGGCTCATTAACCCGCTAAATAACGTGCCCAATCCATCTACTGCATTATTACTGACATATTCCAAATGCTGCAATGAAGCCTCCAACTCTTCCCAATACTTCTTTTCATCTTCTGTTTCTTCATCTCTGGCTTTCTTCTTAGCGTCACGCACTTTATTAGCTAAATCTATTTCAGCTTTCGCTAGAGTCTCTTTTATTTTAAACTTTTCCTCATCAGACAGACCAGAAATCTCGATTTGTTCTTTGAGGAGACCAATCGCTCTTTGAGCTTCTTGAAGAGCGTATTTTTGAGTTATTTCAGCTTTGTTTTTTTCGTATTGTTCTTTAGAAATGATTCCCTTCCTATATCGTTCTAATTCATCATCAATCTCTTTTTGCATATTTTGAGAATATGCAATAGCTAATGTTGCATATTCTTGTTGCTTTTCTTCCAATTGATGCTTAACAGAAGCCTCTATCTTCTTCCTTTCTTCTTCATCTATTTTTTCCAAGTATTTTTTGTCAATAGCCCGCAATTCGTTTTGAAGTATTTCTTCATAATTAGCCCTTAATTTATTTTCTTCTTCTGAATTACTTTTGATAAATGCTATATTTTCCTCATACTTCTTTTGTGCTTTTGCTCTTTCTTTTTCATACTCATCATCTATAAGGGAAATACGGGTATCGGAAAGGCGTTTGGCGATGTCTTCTTGATATTTAGCTTGTTCATCAATCGAACTTTTACCTTTTGATGTTGGCGGATTTAGCAGGTCATTTATATTAATACTTTCAGCTAGCCCCTCATTTGCTCTTTTAAAACCATCAGCTGTTTTTTGAAAACTCTCCATTCTTTTTTCGGCATCTTCAAGTCTTGTTCTCAAACCAACAAGAGCAAGCGCATTTTCATCATAAGCCCCACCTCCCCTTTGTACAACAATCTTGGGTCCCTCTGCTTCCAATCTATCTATTTCTTTTTGTATTTGATAACGATCTACAAGAGCAGATCGCATTTTATTCTCATATTCAAGAGCCTTTTTGCTATTTTCTACCATTGTTTCTTCAATAGCTCTCGCCTGTGCATTTTCTATTAACGCCGATGTTAATGCTTTGTAACTATCAGAAGCTTTTCCTGCTAAAATATCCTCATCTTTGATATTTCCTAAGTAATTAGGATATCGTTTTTGAAGTTCATCAACGGCTGCCTTTCTCTCCTTCATGGACCGTGTGGAGTCTTGAGTAGCATCATACAATAATTTCAATTCCGTCCGTTCTTTTACTGTGTCAGACACGCCTTTCCGCATAGCCTCATGAAATTGATTAGTTGCATTTACAGTTTCTAATACAACTTCCTTTCCTCTAACTAAATTAGATATCCACTCTACTATATCTTTCCCATATACAGAAAGTAAAGTAATCCCTACAACTAAAGCTGTTTGCCAATTAAGAATAGATTTTGTAAGCTGCTTCCATACAGGAATACCTTTTTGTCCGGCTTCCTGCATTGCCTGATACTCTATTCTTGCCTTCTTCAATTCGTCGGCAAGCATCGGCAAGTTGTTGGATATTGCAAGAAAGAAAGTATTCCACCCGACAGCCAAAGAGGGTAATTCACGTGCGACTTGCTGAACCGACATATTTAATCCATTCCAATGAGACGCATAATTACCTACATTTCTTTGGTAGTTACCCATTTGAGCATCCATAGACTTTAACTCATTCTTTAAAGTCTGTATTTGCTGTAAGGTCTTTTGCCCTTCAACTCCCAAAAACGAATCTTTAGGCATATTTTTCAGCCTTTTTTCAAGAGCTAATACCGCAGCATTCATTTCATTATAGCTGCTAGCAGTTGAAATAATAACCGCCGAATGATTCCGGATTAAATTGGAATATTGCTTGTTTTGCTCCGATAACTCTGTTTGTCTTTGCTTTAACAGGGCTGATTTATTGAGATATTCAGTAATTCCAATAGTCCCATTCTTATATTCCTTATCCAAAGACTTTAATTCATCGTTAAGCTCTTTTATTCGAATTTTATTTTGAATCGTATCTGCTGTTAATTTAGTTACATGGCTATCATAGGTTAATATGTTATCAACTATTTCTGTGTATTTTGCCTCTGTAGTTGAAATAGCCTGATTCAGTTGATTTGCCGATTGCGCATAAGATTGATTAGCTTGTGCGGCTGAATTTTGTGCACTGGAGGTACTTTGAAATTTAGAAGAAAGCGCATCAAGAGAACCTGAAAGCTTATTTATGGTTTTAGTCAGATCATCAAATTGTTTTGGCAATGTATTTAACGTCAGCAATTTTGTTATCTTGTTTCCATAGTCTCCAAGTAGTTTATTCTGTCTTTCCTGAATAGATGCCAACTTGTTTTGGGTAGTAATCAGGTTATTTAACGCATTATTATACGCATTGGATTTATCGGAAAGTTCTTGATAATTTTTAGGACTAATTTTCATCCCATTTGCTAATAGCCCTATGAATTTCTTATAGGCAGCATAGTTTTCATTGAATTCTGTTTTTAGATTCTCTAATTGATCGAAAACGCTTTCATCGACTACATCAGTAATTTTTAATTCATTAGCCATATAACGTGCGAATTAAGTACCATGCCACTTGACATAGTTTCCGCACAAATATAGAAATATTTTGGGAGTTTTACAAGCTATTTAGAATGAATAAATATAAGGAGGGATAGCAAAAGAAAAGCGGAGGTTACTCCGCTTTATTCCGAAAGACTCATGGTAATTCCATGTAAATATCTAAATTCAACATCTCCTCCGTTAATAACTTCCTTCATATTATTATTAGATTTATCATCAACCAACTTATTTAGATTTTTTTGTAAACTTTCCTTCGCTTCCGCTTCCGTATAGCCAAAACCGTACAAATGTATAGGCTCAATATTTATACAGTGTATATTGCAGCTATCAAGTTTATAGTTCACTAAAGTATGATTTACAATAGCTTCAATGATTTTCTTTGCCATAACTTTCATCCTTCAATTTTTAATACATTTTCTATTTCATCGCATTATACACAAAGAAGTATCCTTCATGACATCTCCAAGTTCAGATAAAGCAAATGACAAAGTTTTAAGCTCTTCAGGGGTAAAATCAGCAGGTTTCCCATTAATCAAATTCCCGTTTATCCGTTGATATAGCCATTGGCGAGACTTTCCAAAATAATGTTCTGCTATATAAGACATTGAAGCAAAATCCAAAACTTTATCTAGTTTTTCTTTTCTTTCTGCAATTTTAGCCAGTTTTTTTGCTTCATCTATAGCCTGTTCTGCACCTTTTTTAAACTCATTCAAGAACTCCTTTTTATCGGAAGGTGACAAAGAGTTTACATACGCATTAAAACGCTTCTTGTGCTCCAATTTTGCTTGTTCGGTCTTAGCCTTTGCAAAATCATCTTTCCACTTTTTAAGTTCTTCCTTTGCATTCATACGCATTATTTTTTATAAATTAAAGAGAAAATGGTAGCCCCTTATGGGGGACTACCTTTTTCTTTCAGCTTGCTTTTGGCATCAATCAAATCGTCTAGCGCATCATTGATTCCTTCTTCAAGCTCCTCTTCTGAAATCCATTCGGTTTCCCTTAGTACATCCCAGTTGAGGGAAAAGAAGCTAAGGTCTTGCTCCGCAGCTTCAATCCGAGCCTTTAGCTCTTCTTCATCAGTCATATAAAGATCGCGATTCTTATGACATCACAAAGATAATAACCATTTGGTAATTAAGCAAGCTTTTAGGAAGATATTTCGATGTAATATGAGATATTTAACTTTTTAGAAACAAAAACCGCCCCTCTTGCGAAGGGCGGGAATGAGTTACAATGTTGACTCCGAGAAATCCAGTTCGTACACGATCTTTCCACTCTCGTCCCTACTGAATACTCCCACACAGATAAGTTCAGGGAATCCGGGACCTGGTATTGTAGAAAAAATTACGGATATTGCATCTCCCTCGGCAATATCCAGCGTTTTCACTAGCTTTTCGGCTTCTTGCTCACATAAATTTGCAAGTTTCTCCATGCTGTCTGTGTTGCTGCCACAATGGATGGATAATTTGGATTGTTGGTTTTCTTTTTTCATGATTCTATTGTGTTATTTGGTTAGGGGTGATGATCTCGCCTGTGTCCTTGTCAAATTCAAAATTTAAGACTTCTTTTTCGCCTGTTATATACGTGATATTTACATTAACAAAAACTGTATTATTCGAAGAATAAGAGGCGTCTTGACTGTTTACTACAAAATCTTCACCTACTAGGTCTATTGGATATGACCATAATGGAGATGTATTGCGTATGTCATAGAAACAGATTGTGTAATGATGTTTAAGAACTTCTTCTAAAGAAACGCAATGTGTCATATCTAAAACTATTCCGTTAGGAGAATACTTGCTTATAAGATTTAATTCATTATCATACACATGTTCTTCTGAAGCGGTTGCTTCTGGATATGCGGAATAGTTTTCAACCACTTTTATGCTATTCTCAAACCAAAATCCCATATCCGTAGGCAAGTGTGAACGAGTATTCAATGTTACTGCATGAACCTTGCCATTCTCGTAAGAATATAACTTTCTAATTCCCCAAAAACTCAAAATATCAGATTGGTCTCTTAAATCTGCTAATAGATAATATGTATTTTCATATTGAAGAATATCAAAAATTTTAATATATGAAGCGATAACATCTTTTTTATTTCCATATCCCAAATCTATATCCAACTTAGTCCCTTTTCCTATTTCTTCGGACACTTCAAAAAGGAATTCATTATCTTTACTAACCTTTATGGTGTAGTTTTCTTCATTAAAATCAATATTACAGCTAAAACCATTAACTAAAAATGCATTATTATCACCGGATTCCGTGTTTTCCTCATTATTTTGCTCTGGAACAGGATCGCTTTCTTCGCTGCATCCTATAAGAAGCAGCAAGGCAAATATTAGAAATATTCTATTCATATTTTGTGTGTATTATGGTTGTACGGAGGCAAAATAACATACAAACACACACAAATGCAAATATTTCCTTATTTTTCTTTTATTTCAGCTACAATTTTTTCTAATTCGGCTATTGTAGTGGCTTTATAGAACTCTCCTTTGTGGTGAATTAGGGCTGTAAGTTCTTCCCCTTTAATTTGATTTGTATTCAAATTTGAGACTTCATCACGAAAAAAATCGACTATATCACAATCTATAGCATCAGCTATTTCTTTCAGTTTTTTATAGGTCGGATTCCCTTGTAAAGTAAGAGTGAGAGTAACTCTGTTAACCCCCATCTTTTTTGCTACATCTTGTATTGTGTAGCCCTTCTCTTTAATAATGCTTTTTATGTCCATAATTGAAAGTATATTATAATAAACGCCACAAATATAAAGCAATATAACCAATAATGCAATAAAAGTAGTTATTTATTGCATCAAAACATTTATTAGTTAACAAATATGTAATTATATACCACAACATATACTTATATGAAAAAGTTTATTAAATAACTACATTTTATAGATAAAAGGTTTGCCAATGTTATTATAAACCCTTACATTTGTAACATCAAAAAGGGAATAAAGTAATAACAACTAAAAAATAAAGATTATGGCAACAAAGAAAATGCTTGAAAACAATTTATCAAAAATAGCAGGTATAAACGTTGAAATAACATTTGCTCGCACAAACATGATAACAATAGCGTGGGACAATAAAGATGATAAAGTATTCAACCGTTTACAAACATACTTTAAAGGTAAGTTATTCGGTTATGAATACGATGAAGAGTGTGATATGTCAGTTTGTTGTTTGAATATATAAGTTTAACAGGCAGGGTAAAAGCCCTGCATAATATCTCCCACAATGAAACGCTACAACTTATCCCAAATAATGAAATCCGCTTGGCGCTCTTACAAACGTGCCGGCAACGAAAGAACGTTCTCCGAATGTCTGAAATCAGCTTGGAATCTTGCGAAATTGCAAGAATACTGCTCACCGGAAGCGGTTAAGGCTAGAACGGATCAGTTTTTGGCGGAAAGACATGAAGCCATGAGCAACGCTGCTAAGGCTACAATGGATAAGGGGTACAATGATAAGAGCATACCGGCATCGGCTTACTATACGGCTAGTACAGGAAGATACGGTGCTCATTACGTAGGAGATTAACCATTAAATATACGGATATGATAGAAATGACAATCATCGTTTTAAGCCTGTTTGCCGGATACAAGATGTTCGGTGACGATAACGACAGGTTTTTCATGTGCTAAGCAAGAATAACACACTAAAATCACAATAAATCATGAAAAATTTAGTTTTTACATTTGGAGATATCGAGAATGTATGTATCTTTGCAATGTTCAACATATATAAATCGACTATGCGAGCGGAGCTTGCATACTTATGCGGGCATTTTTTATGCTTGTATTTAAAAATATTGAGGTATATTGTACCCCCGTGTGGAACTGTAATGGAACCACAGCATAGTCGATATGTGTTGAACAGCGGGAAAGGCAATATACCTTTTTTATTTATTGTTATGTTCAACAATATCGGCAATCAAAATCAAGCGAATAATAGTAGTTTGATGGCGACGTTAATCCACGACACGGATAGAATGAGTTCACTTGAAATAGCTGAACTCACAGGGAAGCGTCACGACAATATAGTTCGTGATATCCGCAGTTTACTTAAGCAGGGAGTATCACACCTCAATTTTGAGGAGTCATCCTACAAGCAACCACAGCCAAGAGGAGGATATAAAGAACTCCCCTGCTTCGAACTCACCAAGAAAGGATGTCTGATTCTAGCCTCCGGCTATGACGCAGCACTCCGTGAGAAGATTATTGATCGTTGGGAACAACTCGAACTGGAAAAGCGTAAACCTCAAACTCCGCAAACCTACCTCGAAGCCCTGAAAGCCCTTGTATCATCGGAAGAGGAAAAGCAACGGCTGGCACTGGAGAAGAAGCAGCTGGAAGAGAAGAACGCCAAACTCCAACCAAAGGCGGACTTTGCCGACGCAGCATTCGCCACCGACGACAAAGTAGACATAGGAATGTCCGCCAAGATTCTAAAGCTCGGCTTTGGGCGCAACACCTTATTCGAGAAGCTAAGGAAAGCGGGCGTATTCTTCGCGAACCGCAACGAGCCAAAACAGAGGTTTATTGATGCCGGATACTTCGAGATGAAGGAGAAGTTCATCGAGCGCAACAATCATCCAGGCTTTGTCGTAACCAAAGTACTTGTCACTCAAAAGGGATTGGCTTATCTGAACCACCTGTTTGGAGGAAAACCTTCTGACGGAAAGCTAGCCAAGATAGTATAACACACATCGCACATTTACAGCAGTCCGTTTCAATGCCGGACAGCCACAACTATATCGAAAAATTAAACGAATCACACGAATCACACCATAAAAAGAATATCACTATGGACACGCATTTAGCACAAGAAATAGAAAGAGCCCTGTCAACAATGAGACGGCAGAACAGAGAGATAAGAAAGCTTATTTTAAAGGACAACGGCATGAGGGTAACAAAGTGTACCGGAAAGTCTAAAAGTCCGAAATTCGACCTTAGAACACTTAATGAGCATTTGATAAGATAGCCGACGACCGAATCGGGCGACATCTCCTGTTTGTGAGATGGGAAAGGGTAGCTTCAGGGCTGCCCTTTCTTTATGTATAGTCTCTCATGCAACGTTTCGCTCCCTGACCATATTTGAGATAATGGCGTAAACCTTATCCAAGATATTATTTCTTTCCGCTATTTCAAGTTTTGTTTCTCCCTTGAACTTCTTCTTATAGTTACTAATAGAAATGTGATAGAGGTAATATAATTGCTCATAAACTTTGTGCCAAACGTCCTGTTGTCTAGTGTTGGTTGCCGAAGCATATTTGTTCACCAGTTGGCGGATCTTATCACGAAGAGAAATTTCCGGTACCTTTTCAGATGAAACAGCAACCGCTAACAACAACTTCCCGTTTTCTTCTCTCTCCTGTTCCATTGCATCCAGTCTCTTTTCTACGTTTTCAATCCGTTTGCTTTGTTCAAGCAAAGCTTGTGCGGACTGGACTAGTATTTCAAGTTGGGATAATGGCTTCTGTTGCTCTTTCAAGCTTGTTTCCATAGAATCAAATGCATCGTAGAAGTCGTTCTTGAATCTTAGAGCTTTTACTCCTGTATATCCCATAACCAAGATAGAGAACCCCTTACGATTCATGACATATACAGGATTACTTTTTCCCGTTGAATCCTCGTAAGTAGTTGATACAAAGGCTAAACTCATTTTTGAGTTCAGCTCTTCATCTTCTGTATTAAGAAGTTTCTCAATATCTCTAATCACATTTGCATGTCTTTTCCCGAACTTTTCAGCCACCAACAAGCTACTTGTTAGCGCTTGGTTGTTCTCACCTTTAAATACTAAATCGTTCATATTATTAAATATTTTGTTCTATTTTTCCTATACTTTTTGTATAACCCCCGTAATTTTTCTAACAATTCACACCAAATATTATTCTATTCTTCGTATTACGGATATATGTATTCGACGAAAACACCTTTGTATGCTTCTCCCTCTTTTGCATACCAAATACTGCCATCCTCTTTTTTAAATAGAACATACACTGATTTTTCCATTTTAGCCGCCTTCTTTGCGATTTCCCGCATTTTCTCTTCAGAAGCAAGCCTCTTATTGCCTTGACACCAACAACTCATAATACGCCAAATTTTGAAAAGTAATTCTTAAGCGCCGGGTTAAGTACATATTTGAGGAAGTATTCACGGGACTTCACTCCTACTCCCAATATGGCACTTCCATACTTCCTTTCTATATCCGGTCCTATGTCGCTTCCTCTAGTTTCTATCTTTAATCCTTTTGAGGACGAAGATACACGTATAGAATCATAGAATTCACCCGTAATAATGAGATTGGGAGTGTAAATATCCCTAGCCGGATAACCCTGGAAAGAGGGAGTAGGTTTTGTTATTCTCTTCTTCATTTTAGCATATCCTTTTGCATTATTCTTCCACTTTCCTGCTTCATTAGTAGCAAACCAAGGGTCATTCAGATAGGTAGGACGAATAGGTTTATCATTCCCATTTACACCTGAATACAACTGCTCTGTCACAAATTCCCTAACAAGAGATTTGTTCGAATCCATGGTATTTTGAATCTCTCCTTCAAACCCATTAACAAAAGCTGTCACATTATCCAATGCTTCTTTTATTGTAGCCATATTCAATTGATAAATAATAGAAAAAGGGAAGGCTACAGCCCTCCCTCCTCTGAAAAATAACCACTTTAAATAATACTCTCTGAAGGAGATCTGACACCTACAATCCTATCATAGATATCAGAGAGAATACTTTCCTTTTCATTTTCAGTCCGACCAGAAAAAAGGAATTTATGTTTTGTTATAAAATCCTTTTTCTTCATTTTTCTGACCTCCTCATCTACAAAATTGATACCTTCGACTTTCATTCCTTCCATTGTTCAATACCAACAACTCCATTCTCTTGCAAAACCTTCGGAGACTTCAATGAAGGAGTGCCGGTTGCCGTAATAACCAAATTTCCATTTTCAAACTTAACGGCAGACACCTCGCCATCAAAGCAAGAACTCGCTCCTTCTGACAATGCTGCACCAAAGAAAGAAGTAACATCCAGATTTCCGAAGTGCTCTTTCAATTTATAATTGTTCTCTCCAGTGTCGAGTTTTACGAGTTCAACATACACAAGTCCTTTCAAGGCTTCCACCACATCGAACTTATATACACGGTAATCAGCGTTTTTCACATACTTCTCATAGTCCTTGAACATTGTTCCTACCGTTAAATTAGCCTCGGTACCGGACGAATCCCAATCTTGACCACCCGGATATATACCAGCAAGAGGAATACCGGCTAAAATATCAGTCCCGTCATTCATTCCATAAACAACATTGTTTTCATCCACGAAATAGGCATCAAAAGCCACTCCTTTAGCAGCCATGATATTTGCCTTTAAACTGGCGTCATATTCATCGACAGTCCACACATCATCTTTTGCTGAATACGAAGTGATTTTATTTGGACCGTAACCGGTAGCGTTTTTATTCGCTTCACCGCCCGAGGGTGCGTATTCAATAATGGTTTTAATCGGAAAGATTCGATTTGGTCTATCATCGTGACAAGCAGCCTCCAGTAATTCAGCAGTCGCATTTGCCGGTAGCTTATAACCATGCATAGTCAATATAATAGCCTTTACCTTTCCGGGATCAAGCAAACATTTTGATGAGCCGGTATTAAACTGAGCTATACCAGCGCATTCTCTAAGTTCTATCGCCATAACATTTATTATTTTTGATTTTTATATTCAAATTCTTTATCTCAATAGCGTCAATGAAATCTCTAAATGGTTTTCCGTCAGCTTCCACGCCTTTTCTGCCATATCGGTAGTTTTCCGTATACAAATGAGGAACTATACCGCTATATTCATTAATCAGGTCAGGAGAGGATAATATGCTACGAATAAATGCATCATACACTGGCCGAAGCACTCTTTGAAAAGAAACCTTCTCTCTTTCCTCGTTAGTATACCCTTTTTGAGTATCAATCATAATAAGAAATTCAAGAGTTGCACCGAAAGTTTTGGATGTACGATCTTCGATATATGGTGAATACAGACATATTATAGGGAATTTTAAGCAACTTGTTTTCTGAGACTCACTCCATTCTGTCAATTGACCTGCAATGTATTCCCAATCCCCAAACATGTAAGATACGTTATTACCGTATATCTTAGCAGTATCTGCAACAACATCTCTAAATATGTCATTAATTGATTTCATATTCCCATTCCATTAATACATTCAAGCATAGTGCAGTTGAAAGAAAAACCTTCATATTCCTTATCTGATTCAAGAAAGTCATACAGGCCCTTATTCATCTGTACCATATCGTTCCAGGCAGAAACCAAAAGAATATTAGGATTAGCCTTCTCATCGCCAGAAGCATATACAGTTCCTACCGGAGTCTGTTTTATGACACATCTTCTTACATAATGAAAATATACATAATTAGCCACCGGACTATATCCTTTATTAGAAAGCTTTTCTTTCAGTTTTTCCCATTTATCGACATCATTATCGCCTGATAGGATATATTCAATGAATTCACGACTCATACTTTTTCCCAAGACCATTCGGAGATACTTTTTCTCGTATAAGTCGATATACGATTGAAGATTATCCCTTTCTGCCTTTCTTGTGATTGAATCATCGTCTATATCCCAGATAATACCGAGACTTAGCACTCCCGTAAAGTATGAGCCGTCAATAATCATCGTTTATTCTCCTTTCTTCTTATCTTTTTTCAAAAGGTCAGAGCATCCTGCAGTGGCGGCCGCAGAAGTAATTTCAGAAGTTTCCGAAACTATTCCCATCTTTACCCATTTCATCGCAATCGGAAGAGAAACATGGGTTTCATCCCCAGCTTTAAATGCCCCGAAATCCTTTTGAAATGTCACTTTGTACACTTCCGACAAGTCCAAATTATAGGACTTGTCGCTTTTTGCTGTATTAATATTACTTCTTTTCATATTTTATCTTTTAACGTTAAGCACTTTTGGTTATAGCAGTAACCACATTGGCAAATGTATCAGCTACAAATGCCGTCTTGTACTGCGACTTGATATAAGCAAGCATTCTCTTTTCTCCCAAGATAGTAACCAAGTTCTTAGTAAAGTCGTCATTCTCCCAGCCTATACTCATAGAAAGAACAACATAATCCCGAATAAACAGATAACGGAAGTCTCCCATCTGGAAAGAACCGAGCGTCACATTCGGATCTTGAATCACACGGAGTCCGGTAATCAATTCATCCCCAATCTTGAATGGGCGGATATAATCACCATTATCATTCTTTGTGAGCTGCATATTGGCATAATCTACCGGATTCATCCGAATGGCATTCGGAGAGTAGGCCATGTTGCTTACGCTTACAATCTGCGTATAGGCAGCAACGATCGCATCATACATATTAGGTGATTTGGACACTTCAATTCCCGTCAGAGAAAATGCCGGAATAGAATCACCGACTCCTTTTATCTGGCCACCGGTTCCGGTACCATTGAAAATACCATCTTCTTCTTTCAAGCCAATCTTATTGATGATCTCGGCTTCAATTTCTCTTTCCAATTGCGGAATATCTTGTAAAACTTCAGTTGTAACCTTGGCTGTCAAAGCTACCTTTCCAGCAGAAACGGTAACAGTCTCCACGGATGCTGTCATTGAAGGTTTTAAACCTCCTTCGGGGACCCATGCAGCATCACCGGTAACATCTTTCAATTCAGCATATACTACGGACGGAGTGGAAATACTTGCTACATTAGCCACGTCACGGATAGATGCACGTTTACGAGGAGCTACACTGATTTGTTCGTCAATTGTAATTCCACCGGCAACAGGACTTCCGCCTGTAGTCATTACAGGAGCGGCAGCTGCTTTCACTACGACATCAAATTTAACCCCACCCTTTTTCTTCAGAGCTTCAACGTCAATTGTTTTTACTCCATTAATCTCGGTTACAAGACCTTTGCAAGCATCAGCAATTTGTTCTCCAAGAGACTTAAATCTTATATCTCCTCCTTTTGTCTTTTCGGTGGCCGCCTTAATGCGTACAATTGTTTCTTCAAAAGATTTTAAGCGTTCATTGATAGATTCACTATCTGCAAATCCTTTTACTTCTTTCTTTAACTCCTCAATAGATTTTGTTGCATCTTCGATTGATTCCTTCATGGACTTAGAATCAATTTCATCTTTCATAAACTGATCAAAGAGAGCTTCCATATAGCCGTCAAGCCCTTTGGAAAACACATCGAAAACCTTAGATTCATCTTCGGACAATCCTTTTGTATCAAGAAAGTCTTTAAACTCAATCTTTTTCACTTCTTTTCCCATACTTACTTTAATTTTAAATTTTTGAACATCGATTTCACCTTATTTCCATGCATGTCGGCTTCCTTTTCTTCAAGTGAAGATTCTTTCCGATTCTCCGGCTTGAAAGATGCAAGTGACATTGCTTTTGATATAATTTTTTGTATCTTCTGTTGCTTGGATGCGGACATTCCTGAACACATTTCAGATATTTCGAAATTTAATTCTTCATAAGCTTTTTCAGTATCTTCTATATATTTTAACCCCAAATATTCAGTTTTCCCATTGCAACCGATAGAGACTACTGATATCTCATAAAGCTTTACCTCTTTCACAATGAAAGCGTCTTTTTCCGCATCGTATTCGCAATTTTCCCACACATATTGATAACCTATAGAGAACTGGTTTAAAGTTCCAGATTCGAGCTGTTTTATTGCCTGTTCTCCTCTCAGTACTTCATCTATTATTGCTTCAAAATAAAGCCCCTTTTCATCTTCGTTCAATACTGTAATCCGACCTATAGGTTCATTCATGTTATGCATCCACAACATGATTATCTTGTCATTTGCAGAACTCTCTGGACCTCGATCTTGGATACTCTTCGAGAAACAACCCTTAACCAATATATCTCCGGCTTTATCTTTATTCCCAAAGACCGCAGCATAACCGCTAATAGTACGGCTTTCGTTGTCGTAATTTACTTCTTTAGCATAAATGGAGAATGTCTTATACTGCATCCCCATTCTTCCGCTATATTTATTAGTTTTATCCATTTTCAATAGAGTTATTAGTTTTTAATTCACCTTTTGGATTATCAGGATCAATATCTATAAACTTTGCTAGCTCATTTCTGGATTCATCAAGAGTTATTTGACCTTTTTCAACTAACTGAATTAAAGAAGAAGCCATTTTCTGAAATGCAGAAGAAGATGATGATTTATCCTTTTGAAGGCAGTCTACATGGGTATAATCCAGCTTTATAAAAACACCCTTAGGGCAAATAGCGTCCGTTAAAGCTTCTGCAACTTTTTCAGAATCAGGAATAATAAGACCTTGATAAGCTGATTTTTCAGCTATGCTTTTATTGTCATATTTAGATTCATCAAATAAGCTATAATCAACTCCTACCGCATTGCATATCTTTCTGCTACATCGTTCATCCTCTTCATGAAGTTTAAGCTGGGAGGAATCATAATTCAAAGGAATCCAACCAAGTTTTATCTTTGATGTCAGAATTGGGAATTTATTGAGAATGCCATATTTTTCTTTTAGTTTAGATTCCAATATTTCTTTTTCCTCTGGTGTCATAACTTGATTACCCATCTTATCGGTATAATCAGAATAAATAATACCTTTGGGACCGCCATTTACAATTAATTGATAACTGGCTGTCATCGCTGCAATCCAGTTATTAACCGGCATAGAAAGGGAGTCTGTAACAGAAGAGAATTCTATATCTCGATTGGAACCATTAACATTTGCAGAACTATCGTAAATTACAAAGTAGTCTTCGTCTGATAATTCTTCCCGCAAACCATCCCACTCTAAGTATACGCTAGAAACAATATCCTTTATATCATACTGGCGAAATAGTTTCCCAGAAGAAACCATGTGAAATATCTGTGCAGGTATGACATACATTGCGAGTGGCAATGATTTTTTTGTTGCTCTTACTGTAAAAATGGGACAATATCCGAAAAGTTTAAGAGACATCTCAATCTCTTTTAAAAAACCAACCCTTGTTTGAAGTGGATTAGGACGTGACAACAACTCTCTAATGTCGTTATATCCCTCTTTTTCATTACCTTCCTTGTCTGTGACATATATTTTCCCACTCGCAAAAAGAGAACCTATTTTATTTATAACAGTAGAAAATGGGGTACATACAAGAAGAGAATCTGCTTTATCCCTATCCAATGTTAGATCATAATCATTTTTAATTTTACCAGATGGCGAGAAGAAATTGGAAAGATACCAGAAATTCCCATTAGAATCCTTTTCAATAGCTTTTACTGTCTCTCTCATGGAGGGAACAGATATATTAATCCTTTTTTGAAACCAATTTCCTAATTTAGACATAAAAAGAATGATTATCTGATTTGAGATAACCATTCCCTACGAAATGAAGAGGTCTTTACGGACAAAAACACTAACGAAAAAATCCGATAGTATAAAAACGTATAGGTTCCGTGCGTCTTCACACGAAGGGATTGGTATCCTCACTGCAAATATAGAAATAATTTCTATTTAGTCCAAATAAAAATAAAAGAATATTTTCATGCAATTATATCATTTCAGAAGACTTTACACGAGCACATACACAAGATAGCACATACATACTTTCAAAACTGTTAATGCCGTCATAATCAGACATATTGGCGATTAAAGCAGAAAATGAATCATTTGATTCAGGGAAACGGATAGTTTTAATAATCGATTTATACGATTCAATCATAGTTTTCTTGTCTGTTGCTTCTTCTCTTACCCACAAATCATGGTCGATAAGCTTCCTATAATCGTCTGCGTAATGTTTCATCTCAACAGGTATCTCCATTTGTGCATTCCCGTCTATTTTAAAAATAAGCTGGTCAACAGGTATTAACGAATCGGAGAACAAGCAATCAATCATGAATATCTTTCCGCCAGCAACGCAATAAGAAACCATTATAAACAATCCGTTTATATTCGGGTGTATTTCAACAAATATCTGATTATTTCCCCCTATTGCCTCTTTATTATAGTACAGAACATCTATCTCACCTCTCATCTCTACAGTTCCTGTAAGAGCATCGCAAGCATCATCATAAGCATTCTTTCCTTTCTTCCTATATGTTTTCAGTTGAGACGCAAACTCCGGCCACCTCCTTTCCCAATCAGCAGGAAAATAAGTAAGATTCATCACCTCGGAAGATCTGGTAAAGATCCGAACCTCCTTGTTTTTTGACTGATGAAACCAGCTTACTTGGGTCTTGGAGTTGCCAATCATCCGCATCTGTTTCTCTACATTCCTGGCAAATCCTCTTCCTCCATTATTACTTTCTATGTTCGCCTTGGATATTTGGTCTTTAGTAAGCATTTTAGCTGTTTCCGGCTCGGTAAAATCCATGTCCTTTTGTGTAAAAAGGACATCAAGAATGAAATTTCCTATCTCCGTATCAATATAATCAATAGAGCATAAATAATCACTCCCCGTATCTGCTGTATCTGTGTAATTCTTTCTTATTGCCCTATTTGTGATTGGTATAGTATCATAAATTTTAAATTTACTATACATTAAGCCCTCCATAGGAGTAGGATTCTGCATATATTGAGTTTCAAAGACATAGCTGTTTACTTTTTGCATTCTATGCAGTTCTTCAAGTGTATGCTTAAACTCCCATAAGGCTTTCTCTTCTCCATTTTCATAGACTATTACAGGAAGTGACAAAACAGTCCATTCTCCTGGCTCCGTTTCCATTAAATATCCGCAAAGGTCATGCTCATGAAGCCTTTGCATGATGATTATGATAGGGGTATTCCGTGAGTTTACACGGTTTCTTATTGTTGTTTCAAATCTTTGATTTACTTTTTCCCTAGGAGTGTCAGATATCGCATCTTCAGGCTTAACCGGATCGTCAATAATCAATGCACCTGCAAATTTAGAAGAAGGTTTGAATTCTTCTAATGCTTCGGATAAATCGTTTTCATCATCTACAGCACCGGCTCCAAAACCTGTAACTTGCCCCCCAGCAGCCGTAGCGTACATGCCACCTCCTTCTGTTGTGTACCATTTCTTTTTTGCATCACTAGTTTTCTTTATGCCTACATAAGGAAATATACGCTTGTATTCTTCCGACTTAACTATATCTCTTACTTCCTCCGAATTATCATTAGCAAGATCATCAGAATAAGACAAATGAAGAAATTTGGCAGATGGATTGATTGCAAGTCCATACGATATGAAATTCTTAACTACTAATTCCGTCTTGGAATACCTCGGAGCTATGTTTATAATCAGTTTCTTTATTTTTCCGTCAATCACATCATCAAGAGCCTGGCATATCTTTACGTGATGGTCGTTTACTACAAATTTACGACCAAATCTTGCTTTAAAGAAATACCTCGTATAGTTCAATGTTCCTGACAAGCAAAATGCCCGTATGTAATCATATCCTTCCCCCATCATAAGTCTTCTATTATTCGTTTGGCTTCCTCTTTACTCATAGGAGATACAATGTTTATATTCATATCTTGAGGAGAATCAAAGCCAAGCATTTTGCAAATGCGCTGGATAGTCCATGTACGCCCATTTAGTTTTATTTCAATCCCATCCTTTCCTTGTTTCACGCTTTCGACCTGCATTGCCATTTCATTAGTCCAATCTTCGCTATCTTTGAAAATGACATTGCCGTTTTTTATGGTAAGGAAATTACGAATGTCAGCATACATAAAGCTTTTAAGCATATTTAACACCTCTTCTTTTGTAATGTCTGATTTCCTCTTTAGTTCTTCTTGAAGCTCTTTTACCCTTACCAAAACCTTACCATTATCTAACAGAGCCGACGCTTTTGTCCATACCACTTTATCAGCCCAATTTTCACTACTTGGATATGCACGCCTATAAGCCTCAGATGCATTCCCGCACTCAATATAGTAATTGCAAAATTTTTCCTGTTTTACTGATAACTTCATGTCTTTTCGTCTGATTAGCTACATGCCACTTGACATGTAGCACAAAGTTAGTAATTTCAGTTTATTATTTTACACTCTTCCCCCACATTTCCGCATTATACAGGGCATAAGCATATAGCTTTATCTCTTCGTTGGTTTCCAGGAATTCCACTTTCATGGCTTCCTCCATACATTCCGCCAGTAGGTTGCTGTTTATCTCTTGCTTCATAATCATTTTAAAGGATCAATTATTTATTCTCCGTCTTCTATTTTTCTTTTAAGATTACTGTATTCATCCTCAATGCACTTGCTTATCTTGGCTGCATCTTCGTAACGTTCAGACTCTATCAGTATTCTTTTTATCTCTTCAAGCTGATTGATGTATACGATGTCATTACGATCCGTTACGTGCTGAATATAACTTTTGATGCCATTCAGCTTGTCCTCCATGCGTCTGTGCCATTTGCTTATCAAAATTACAACAATGGCAACGGTTGTGGCATTGAGGATGAATAACGCTATTTTAAGTATTAATTCTGCTACTTCGCTTATTGGCATGGCTATTCCTCCCTTAGTCAACTAAAACAAATTCATAACAAAATACAAACGGATTGCTTTCCCATATACCTTTGCCGGAAACTTTATCTATGAGGGCGGCAAAGGCTTCACGTGGAGTATCAAATCCATCGTCTTTGTTTCCCTCAAATTCATAAAATATGGATGGTGGAAACTCATCATCACCCGAATCTTCATATATCCCCTCTTTCAAGCAATCTTCATCGCTAATGTCCTGTAGGCGTTCAACCTTGATTCCAGTGATTTTGATATGGTGTGGAATTAGATCGGCTTTCACGAACATTTTATTAAAAAAACCGCTTCTTTTTGGCATTATAGGATATCCATCTTCGTCCAATCCGTAATCGGGCATATTGCCACAATCACTATAGCTTTGCGCAATGGCAACAACTTCTCCAAGTTCATATTTCGGCAATATCTCGCCCATATCAAATTCCCTTTCATCTGCATCGTACATACAAGGAAAGCCAACTATCTTTTTATCAGAAGGACTTCTGTGTATATTGAATCCTGCGACCCATTCTCCCCTAAAAGTTATTGGACATTTGATTATTCTTCTCGTCATAGTCTTCCGACCTTCCAATACAGCTTGGGTTAAGCTGTATTTATCATTGAACATAATTTTCTTCATGATTATTCTTCCTACACTAGTTTTAACGCTTCTTGTATTCCGACTTCCAATGCTTCTTCGTAGGTGTCCCATAGACCAGCCTCATTTGGACCATCTGATAAATCATTGATAATATGAGTTCCATTGTCTGCTTTAGATATATCGTATCCATAACCGGAAGCACTTCTATATATGCAGACGTGCATATTCTTTGTTTCACGTAGCCATTTTTGGGCTTGGTATAAAGAAGTAATCGGTATTGCGTTCTTTATATTCTTGTGACGCACGATTTTCTCATTAATTATACACCCCCTAGAAGCTCCAATAACGTCATCATCTTGGTTTAATATACAGTATTCACAAGTTTCGTCAAATCCTTTCTCTTTCAGCAGTTTCGCTGTTTCTAATGTTACAAGTTCTTCGGTCATGGTTGTTCCTCCTTCTGTTCACTCACTTCCTTAACAAACTCATCAAACTCGACTTGTAGACGATTCATTTCTTTTTTCGCTTCAACCACTTCTTCTGGAGTATAATCTTGCTGATTTTCAATCACGCCAAGACATTGAAACACCAAGTCTTTATCTCGCTTTTCAAGAATTTCAGAGAACGGTCTGACAAATAGAGGATTCTGCAAATCTAACCGTGCTTCTTTTCTTGCGCACTCGGCACGATATTCTATATAATCTTCCTCAGTCATATCGTAATGAGTGAGATTATCCACTATACTGCTCCAACGGCAGAGTAATCCGTTAGGTTGTCTTGCTATAAATGATCCCATAATTATTACTGTTTCTTATATGTTTCTTTTAGTATTGTTGGCATAGTTATTCCTCCCATTCTTCATCTTCGTATTGCATACAATATCCTAATAAGTTCAACTCTGGATCGTCCAATAAACATTCTTCTTGGTGTACACAATTCATGCAGCACCATTCGTCTGATAATATACTCATTGTTATTCGTTTTAACTACTTTGTTACTATTGTTCTATCACCCCTTACTACTTTCATCTTAGGCTTCTTAAACTGTTTGTCGCACGATGTATAAGGAAGCCAATACGATCTATCTTCATAATAATCTAAGTCAATGGGAACAAGATGAAATAATTCGTGATCAAAGTCTAGTCCTATCAACATACATTCAATATCTATTTCTGGGTGCTTTTGGTGCCAGATAATGATTTCGCTATGCCGATAAGAGTAATGAATAAATTGATTGCGAGTCATGATTAAATCATTTTTTGTTTTTAATTGTTACCTTAGTTATTCCCATATTAATCTCCTTTCTCTTTAATCCGTTCTAATACATCTCTGTTGGCTTCAAGTATTTCATCGAAAGAAGGGATAGGCATCCATCCGACAACATCATATACATATCCAAATCCATATATAAGCCAGCTCTTGTTTCTTAAATTGCAACAAGATTCACAGATTGACCCATTATTACGGACAACTAAAACACGTTGTTTTTCTTCCGGCAATCGTTCTTTCACGCTTATCCACGGTGATTGCTTCGACTGCCATTCTGCACCTTCTTTAAATCCCTTTCTGAAACATTCTAATCGACTCCAATCAGGATGTACGCCGCTGATGCTATTTACTGCTTCTTCTAATGTCTGTTTCATATTACTCTGTTTTACGGTTTTTCTTTATATAATTGATTATAAATAACAATTACACTTAAATCCCTTTCGAGGTGAGAAATCTGCAAAATCACATGATTTAAACAACCACATTTTGTTCGCCCACCTTGCAAGGTCCAACTCATATTGTTTGGGCTTTCTTTCATTTGTAAAATCCCGATAGGGCTGAACAAATGGAGTAACACCTAAACTTTTTAATGTGTTAAGCCGAAACAAATCCTGTTCAATAGTCGAATTGAAACCGACCAACACATAACAGGTTATCTTGTAGGGCTTCACGTATTTAATCATCTCTTTCAGCCGATCAGTCAAATCAAGCTGCGGCAGGTCCCATGCGATATGGATGTTCTGCTTCATCTTTAACTTATTCAACCAGTACGATTGTTCTTCATCTATTATTCGAACATCAACTCCATGCAACTTCACAGGCTGTCCGGCCTTTAGCAGATAGCCAATAGCTTCTTTCCAGTTCGGATTCGCAAAGAAGTTGTTGTCTAATACCTCTATCCACTCTCCTTTCGGGTTCAGTTCCACCGGCTCTACGGCCTGAATGTATCCTTCCTTCTCACGGACGAGGCAGAAAGGGCATTTGCGGATGCAGCCTCTTGAAAAGAACTGGAGCGAAAAACGATATTGTGGATAAATAGAATAATCCATAAGTGTGCTACAAGATATTTCAAATGGAAGCTTCTTATGAATATCATAACCGGTTCCTCCTTTTTCGATAATATCAGCCTGTAATGACAGATAGTTGAAATCAGGAGTGAAAGTAAATACTTTGCTCGCTAGAACTTTATCGTATCTGCTGAAAGGAGTAGCCCATTCTACTTGATCGCCTTTCGCCTTATGATATGCAGAGGCACGCATAAGGGCGAAATTGGGGAAGTTATGACCGTCAACATCTATTAATCCTATGTTCATTTTTATGGTTTATTAGATTAATATTTCTTCCCGTGCATTTTTTCACGGAGTTCGTTATACTTCATTTTCTGATTGCAACATGAGTCATTCCACCAGTTAATTCATGGCCTGTTATTGCCGTTAGATGCCCTAAATGCGGATTAATTTCGCTTTTTGACGCTAACTTCCTTGACATTTAACCATTGTAGTACTCGCAATGGTTGCAATCTTTTGGACTGCCGTACTTGTTTTAAACTTGTACGGCTTTTTTCTATATTCTTCATTTCTATTTTTATTTTAATTACACAAATAGCGATTGCTGGATACGTGATAACACAAATTTATTCGCATCAGCGAAGAACTTTTTTTTAATCTCGAATCCGTATGCCTTGCGTCCCAACTGTGCAGCAGCTAATAAGGTAGAACCGCTTCCGGCACATGGATCAATAACGACATCACCTTTGTCGGTGAATATCTCTATCAGTCTACGAAGCAAAGGAACCGGTTTTTGCGTGCTATGAACCTTCGGAGTTTCATTGTCCACCACCCAATCAAAGCAATTGAAGATCATCCGACCATCGTTGTTAAACTTTGGAAGCTTATCGCGGTAAAGCAACAATCCATATTCACAATTGCCGACTATCTTCATATTGGCTTTCAAGACTTGCGCTGAAAAATTCTTTCTGAATACAAGATTGATGTAATTATTCAGCCCATATCTTTTACCCAGTTCAATATACCGGAACTGGTCTTCAAATTCACAAAAGATTATCATGCAAGGCGCCTTGCCTTTTTCCTTGGGTTCCTTTACAAGCATCTGGGAGCAGAAGTGCATAAACTCGGCAGGGCGAAAATCTTTATCAGTATCAAAGAATTGTTTGCCGGCCTTATCACTTTCCCCGTTCTTGTTATCTCCGTCCACATACCATGAAGGGTTAGAAGCATAAGCACTATTGCCTAAATTGTAAGGGACATCAGCTATAATTAGTTGAGCCTTAGGAATGGCATAGACTTTATAATTTTGGAAATGGTCATTATATAGTTCTATTTCTTTCATTTCTATTCTGTTTTTAATTATTTCTTTATTACAACCGCCATAGTACTAACAGCCGTTCCGCTTTCCCTGAATTCACCGGCTCCGATTTTAAAAACTTCTCCATGAACTTTTTCCAACCATTCCCGGAACTCAACACATTTCTTTTCAGACGCGAATTTCCAATGCTGACTAGTTATAGCAGCAAGAATTCCACCTTCTTCCAAGCGTTCATACATAAGTCTTACATGGTCAATATCCTGATTACCGAAAAATGGAGGATTAGCAATAATCTTAGTGTAATGCCCTACACTGTCTTTCGTAAAATCTTCATCAAGCAATATTACGTTATCAAGTGTATGAAGGAATTCCCTGTTTTCAGGCATCAATTCATAGCATTCAACTGTTACTGACGGGCACGACCGATGAATCGCTTTTACCAAAGCACCGCGTCCGGCACTTGGTTCAAGTACGGTATCTGTTTCATGAATTCCACCGGCAAGCATTACCAGCCAGTCTGCAATATCAGCAGGTGTTTCAAAAAACTGAAAATCTTTTTGCAAATCGCATCGCTTACCTTCTTTCAAGATGGAGAACACACGTTCCGGATTAAAAGGAAATGTGAATCCCTGTATCTTACCTCCCTGCCATGAGCCGCCAGCTTCTTCTATCCATTTTTTAGCTTCAGCATAGGATTTCTTATTGAATTGTACTTTCGGAAGTTTAAGAACACTATCCTCAAGAGTACAATGCTTCAGTATCTCTTCCACATTCCATTTCTTACCTTCATCAGCCTGGCTCTTCCTTTCATCAACCGGAGCGTCCGGCGCTAACAGTGAGGATATTTTCGTAATAACCATATTACTCGCATCCATAAAAGTATTAACACAGGAAAGCGCTTCCATAAGAAATTCAGTATCAACATATCCGGCAGCATCATAAACATCTATGCCTTCAGTCATATCCGACAATTCATTGAGCTGGGCTACACTACCATGTAACGCTTCTATTAAATTCTTTTTTCTGCTCTTCATAACTTTTCTGTAAATAAATTCTCGTTGTATCAATGCTTCCATGACCCAGAATATCAGCTAGCTGAATGACATCCTTATTTTTCTTCAAAAACATCTTTGCAAAGAAGTGGCGGAAAGCATGAGGATGCATTTTCTTTAAATCGATCCCGCATTTTTTGCCCCATTCCTTTATCAATTGAGCTATCCCTCTTGTACTTATACGACCAAACCTACCAACTGCGATTATTCCTGTTCTAGGATTTTCTTTCAGATATTCTTTCACTTCTTTCTGTAAATTCTTACTAAAGAAGAAACGACGATATTTATTCCCCTTTCCCTTTAATGTTACTTCTCCAGCCAATATATCTTCCCATGTAAACTGAACAAATTCAGAAACTCTTGCACCAGTAGTACCTAATATTTTTATGAAAAAATATCTGTCTTTATTAGGGAGTGAATATAAATAAGAAAGAAGTTTGTTATACTCCGCTTCAGTAGGAACATTGTCAGTATCAAGATTCTTATAATATTTAGGACGCTTTAAAACTATAGGAGTTTTTACAAACTTACCTAGCTTTTCCAAGGCGGTAATTCGTAAACGGATAGTTGAAGGTTTCCTACCTTCTTCTTCTAAAGTCTTAATGAAACGACGGCAGTTCTCCGTAGTTATCTCATTACAATATTCAAAAAAAATTTTCACCGAATCCGAATAGATACGTAATGTATGTGGAGAATAATCTTCCTCTTGAGTCAAATTGCTAATAAAGTCATTTATTAGCTTCTTATTTTTATCCGAAATGGCACTCAATTTATCTAATGGTTTATCTATGACAACCTCTTTCCTTTTCCGACTATAACCAATCCCTTTAAAGTTTAAGAAATCTCGAATAGCATCAGCCATCAAGGGTTCCTTTACTATTTTACAAGAATTGTTTTTTATATAACTCTTATAACCCGCTTTAGTGACATTTGGCGTATATTCCAAAAAATCTTTAACATATTTAATGTATCTACCGATATAGTCATAACTTTTCCCTGTAGAACCATACAAGTAAGTCAGGTATTGATTAAACATCTGTTGTCTATCCTCATTCATATAAACTCTCCTTATATTGAATTTCTTTTTTACGATTATTACCGATATGTGAAGCAATAGCCATCATATAACTTACAGGACAGCACACTGCACATCTCTTATCTTTAATTGATATTAAACACTCTGATATACTTAGTTCAACAATACGATCTGCCTTTCTATCTGATATATGTCTTTTTATCGAAATATATTTAGATAATAAATTCTTTTTAGATAATAAAAAATCTTCAACATCGGAAAAATTTCCATTTTCAAAAGCAGAAATAACCATTGAAGTAAACATCAAACTCTCTCTGTATCTCCTTAATAATTCTTCTTCTGATATTTTTTTATTACATTTCTTTTGTATTTCGGGCATATCCGTTAAAACAACGCCATCTTCCCCAATAGAAGTAAGAATACCATGTCCTTTTATTTTAAAAGGATCAATTCCATTTTGAGCACAAAAAACCATTCTTTGAACTGTAGAAACAAATCGGGTTCCGTCATCAGAATAAAAGCTAAATACCTTTTTCCGGTTATATTTATCTAATTCAAATCCATCAAATACTTTTCCAGATAATTTCGACCTGGCAGATAAAGGAGATAAGCAAAATTCATATTTGCTAAAATTATCAAGTTGAATCCATTCTTTCATATTCATTTGTTAAAATCCTCATGATGGGTGAACATCTATTTAATTGCCGGATTCCTACCGGTCCATCCGTTATTGGCTCGTTTTTTAATTGTTATGAATTAAATTTTTCTTCTATATCTTTATAATCTATACAGCTTATAGGAATCCCCTTCATGTATTCCATACAGTCCATGTTATATACTTCGCTTATCGGC